AACTACCATAAATATGTAGTACGGTTTAACGACAAAGAGACTAGAAAACGTGTAAAAACTGCTTTAAACGCCAGTATACACTACGAAACACCTTTGAGCGCAAATACTATGTACGACAGCTTAACCAGCAGGAGAGACGCTTGCACAGCGTCTAAGACGGCATCTAACACGGTTTTATCGTTACCTGTACATGCTTACCTTACAGATAACGAAGTAAATGATATTATTAATGTAGTGAAGGAAAACCTATGATAGAAGAATTATTTGGCAAGAGAAGACAGATACGAGCAAGATGGGATCAAAAAAGGTTACCTTCTAAAGAAACAATAAAAGATTTATTAAAACGGACAATGAAAATTGCTCCTTCAAAACAAAATTTATTTCCATTTAAGATTCATGCGTATGGTCCAGACGATTTAGAAGAAAGAAAAATCATAGGACAAATATGTGCTTTATTTAAAACAGGCTCTGTTAATCACATGGATAGTGAAAATAAAAAAGGAATGATTAAAACAGCAATGGGCAACATAAATGTTAACGAACATGTTTTAGATGACCAAGGCAACGATATGAGATTGTCTCCTTGGGTATTAGTATTTGAACAAAGATTGTGTGAGCCTAATAATTTTATAAAAGAATATGCTAAGTTACATAACATAACAGACGAAGCTAGGTTTACACAAGTTTGTCCAAAAAGATATAGAGGAGCATCTAATACTAAACTTTCTTCTGTTGAAATTGGTATGTTTATAAAATGTTTAGCCGGACTTTGTTTAGAAAATGACTTAGCAATTTCGTATATTAAATCTTTTCCTGAATGGGTATGGAAAGATGGGAATGGTGGATATAGTAAAGATATTAATAAGGTTGGGCTAAGTTGGGATAGTCTTCCTGACATTACAGAAGCACCTATTATGGTTGTACAAATTGGGCATGTGGCTCCTGGTGAAGATTACTTTGCTAGTAACAGTGTAGACCCAAATGACATACACTGGGAAAACAAACCTAGTTTAGATACTATAGTGAGGTTTAACAAATAATGGATTTATTACAACTGTTAGATTCAAGAAAACATGTATACCGATTTAAAGAAGAAGTTCCGCCTCAAAGTGACATAGAAGAGATATTATTTAAAGCCTGGAAAGTAACGCCGTCAAAGCAGAACTTTATGCCTTATGAAATTACTATTCTAGGACCTAATGCTAAACAAGAAAAACTTGCTTGTTACAACTTGGCTAGAATGAACAAAAAAAATGTAAACGAAAATGCTACTAAAGGACATACAGAAGACGGTCATAATCCAAACTTCCTTTATTTAAAAAACGCTCCCTACACAATTATTTTTAGTCAACGATTGTGTGAACCTAATCCGTTTATACAAAGAACTATTAATGACGAAAATAGTTACTATGAACAAATGCACGAATCAGAACTAGATTCTATATTAAGATCTGCCTCAACTGAAGTAGGTTTATTTGCGGCTAACTTATCTGCGTTTGCTTTAGAAAAAGGAATAGACGTTAATTACAACGGTTGCTTTCCTAGTAAAGTTAAACATTGGTCTACACTTCCAACAATTAAACACAATCCGATATTAATTGGTGCTATGGGCTACTGTGATGTACCGAGAAGAAATAAAGTAACTGAATTATTATTTGCTGAAGACCTTAAACCAAATTTGGAAAAGATATTAAAATGGATATAAGAGATCAAATAAAAAATGCTTCTAAAATTACTAACAGGGCACAACGTAATTATGACCTAACTAAATCTATACCTCAAGAAGATTTAGATACACTTATACAAGCCGCTGTTAACTCTCCAACAAAACAAAACGAAACACACTATAGTTTACATGTATATACTGATCAAAATATAATTAAACAAATATATAATCATACAAAAAAGTTTACAATGATCCGAGATAAACAAGATCAAGATGAAAGTTTTAAAGTAGAAAATGATGTTTTTATACAAAACGATACTAAGTCAATAACTAACTCTCAAATTTATGCTAACGCACTATTTGTATATGTTGTAGAACAAGGCAATACTCGTGGAAGTCAGCATCGGGCGGCAAAAGAAAATCCAAATAGTAATGCGGCAAAAGTATACGGCGAACAGGTAGCATATTCTATGGGCATATCAGTTGGTGAACTTATACTTTCAGCAGGACTACTTGGATATAAAACAGGAATTTGTTCGGCACTAGATACAAGACCAATACGTGACATACTCGGAATAAAACAAAATCCTAAATTGCTTGTAGGTGTAGGTTTTCCTAATGAACAACTAAATCGTATTCAACATTCAGAAGTATTAAACAAAGATGTGCCAGAGAAATTTAGAACAGGCGAATTAGATGAACACTGGAATTTTCCTACGTTTGATAAAAATATAAAAGTAGTACTAAACGGTAATCCTACCAACTAGCATATAACGTGTACCTCTAGTATCTTTTATCTCGTCTTCAACTAATATTGTAGAGTTATTAGGTAATTGATCTTTAAATTCTTGAATACTGCTTACACAATTAATATGTCCTTCAATATCGTACATGTTGTTACTAGTTAACGCAAATGTCATATCTTTTTTCCAATACTGCCATTCTTTCATCGGCCTCATATGTTCACAACTAGGATTAATAACTAAACTAGCAGTATGATATCTTTTTAAATCTAGTTCAAAAATATCACCTGGTATATATTCTATATTTTTAAGGTGATTAAATAATCTATTTTTTGATGTTTTTAAGACACGGCTATCTAAATCAATACAGGATATCTCTTTTACATGTTTAGATAATTTTGGAATTAAAATACTTCCGTACCAGCTTCCGAATATAATAACTTCTGATTGTTTATTAACATGTTCTAATACTGCCGAAACAATTTTATCTTTTGCTAAAAATTGATTATCACTAAACGAATCAATTAAGTCATGTGAATATTCTGAATTTTCTTTTATTTCTTTAACAACGTTTCTAAAAATTTGTTCGTCTATCATTTGCTAACCATCTTATCATCTATTACGAGTATATCAATAGCAGTTTCTTCGTAAGTTTCGTATGCTTCATATGGATTCTCTACAATAGGTTCTTGGCAGTTGAAGCTTGTATTAAGTAACATTGGTATGCCTGTAATTTTATAAAACTCATTTATAAGATCATAAAACTTTTCGTTTTGCTCTCTGTTTACAGTTTGTATTCTTGCTGTACCGTCAACATGTGTTACACCCGGAATCTTGTCTGACTTAACTGGCATAATCCTACTCATGTATGGACTTGGCTGATTAGTATCAAAATATTCTTGATAGTGTTCTTCTAACACACTTGGCGCAAACGGTCTAAAGTCTTCACGCTTCTTAATAGTTGTGTTAATGATATTTTTGATATTAGGATTACGAGGATCAGCAAGTATACTACGATTTCCTAATGCTCTATTACCGCTTTCAGATAACCCTTGAAACCATCCAACAATTTCCCCATCAGCAATACTTTGTGCTACTTGTTTAATATCTAAGTCGGAAAAATTATCTGATAAAGAATATTCAAAATGTTTTCCTGATGCTGTATTAGGTATATGTACATTTTTATTTAACACATAGTCAGCGTGCATATACGTACCTAGTGCTTGTCCTTCATCGCCTACTGCTGGTGGAACATGTACATTTGTATAATGCTTAGTAAACATTTCATTCATATAGCCATTGTACGCAACACCGCCTGCTACACACAAGTTGTCGCATGTTTTTAAAGGATATACATATTTTTTAATCAAGTCTTCAGTTACCCATTGTAGCGTATAAGCAACATCTTCTTTTAAATGCTTATCTAAAACTTTCTTTGACCAATCGGGTAATTCAAAGTCATTGTTCATATAGTAATCAATTAAAGCATGTATTTGATAATCGTACTGACCGTAACCTGCTAGACCCATAACTTTACCGGCACCTAAGTAACCAAATCCTAAGTCTTGTGATAGTCTGTTCCACAATCCGCCAATTGATAGTTTATCTGATAAATTATGTATATGTCCGTGCTTGTCAATAAACACACAATTAAATTTCCAACCTTTACCGTCAATAGCAAGTATGTCCGACTGCTCATATCCAGAACTTAAAAAAGCGTATGCGGCATGACTTTGATGATGGTCAATATAATAAAAGTTATTCCAATGTCTGGCATCCCATAAGTTTGTAGGTTTAAAATTTAAAAAATCTTTTGTACCAAATTTTTGTTCGATAAGATCAATTACAAATTCTTGTCCTAAATTAGAAACTGTAAAACATAAAGTTTCATCTTCTGTCTTTACATACTGCTCAAAAAATTCTCTACTAGGCTTTCCATCATGTGGATCAGTATTTAAATTATGTTTTCTACGTGTCTGTCTTTCGACTTGTAAATGTGTTTCTCCGTTATAAGTATTATGGTCATGCATATTTAATGCTACAGAAAATAGTTTCATTTTATTTCCTCTAATGCTATTTTTTCTAATATTGCTTGTCTACGTCCTTTTGGTCGAGGTGGAATAATATCCATACATGCTGTACAATATTTTTCAAATTTAAATAAATCGTGTTCCATCATTTTAGTAATATTTTCTATTGTAATATCAAACTCACGCGATCCATTAATTGCTTTTCTACTACAATGTCTAATCTTTTGTATTTCAAAATCAAACACAGGTACTTGCGGAAACTTAGCACAAATACGTCTTTCTAATTCAGGTGCTTGCTCTAGTTCATGATCACTAAAAAAGTCAGGTGATCTTGAATTGTACTCTTTAAATTCTGTATTCTTATGATCAATATGACTTATGTCATGTTTATCTCTATATTCAAAGTAACCAGGCGTTTCAATAATAAGATTGTAGTTGTTTAAATCGTTAGGTTCAAACCAATCATAGTTTCCTAATTTTTCAATTCGGTCATCATAAAAATCTAATATTAAGTGTTCTATATAGATAACTTCGGGGTCTTCAAGTATGTGTGGATAAAACTTACGCACTAAACTATTAGACAACACTTGCGGAATTAAATTAGGATATTTTTTGATCTCTGCTATAATTTCATCTAAATTTTTAATAAGTCCTGGCTCTCCACCTAATAAGCAGATACGTGTCTTATACGGAGCAAGTCCTTTTAGAATAGTTCTTACTAGATCCATATCAGTATCTAAGTAACGCATTTCTAATGTCCAAGCGGTACAATAGTGACAACTCTTATTACATGACTTAGATAGATAAAAATCTACTGTCCTGTATTCTTCACTTTTTAGTTGTTCTAATGTTTTAATTGTTCTCATACCGGCTCCTTAACCAACTAAAATTATTTATTAGCTCAAGATCAGAGCTGTTAGAAATGCCAAAGCGCATGCCGTCGCGAGCACCTCGTAACGCATCTCGCTTATAACTTCCAGTAGCATAAGTAGTCCAAGTTTCAAGTCGTTCATTTGTTTCTCCTTCTTCTTGTCTGTTTATTGTTTTACTTGCTAATTTAGCACATTCTCTAAAAGCACTTTTCCAAGTACTAAAAGAATCTGTATCAAATGCTGTAATGTTACTGACTTCGTCTATTACTTTAAACTTATCACTAATACTTGTAGTCATGTCAGTAGTTGTTGTATCCATATTACGTGTAAGTGTAGTAGGTAATAGCTTAATACCGCCGTAACCATACGTTAAACTGTTGACTGGATTACTACTATGATAAACGTGTACTACATCACTTTCCTCCGCTGTATGAGCAAATTTGAAGCCCTGTACGACCTGTGCGTCACCATCAACTACATAGAAGTAACTAGTATTTGCTATTTTAGCCGCTTCGACATGAGCATTGTGTATACCTTCAACGTCTTTAATACGTTTAACCCTATCACCAAAAACTCCAACTGTATTAAATCTGTCATACAAATCTTTAAAATTTTCTTCAGCATTTGGCTCGTGATAGCTTATAAAAATAATATCATACATTTTTAATAATCTCAAAAAATCCCTCGTACTCAGGAAATGTATTTAAAAAATTTCGTTGACGCCTACGATCATACTGAAGAATAAATTTAAAAAACATATTTTGTGCTTCTTGTTGTTCCTTCCAAAACTTATCTTTGTTGTTAAATCTGTGATCAACATCCTCAACAATACGTTTTAGCTTTGCTGTTTCAACTGTTTTAAATCCACGTGGATCAGTATTTTGCTCCATAAACGTTAGTGCTGGTCTTAAATAATCATCTACTATCTGTGGATTAGCAATCTTGATATCAAGGAATGCCGGATTACGTACATAAGGAATATCTATTAGAATACGTTGGTTCCATCTGTTTTCTCCACTGTAAGTTGCTTTTAAATGTAATACCCATATTAAAAAATCTTTGAATGTAGGTAAACTAAAGATATTAAACGCACTCATGAAACTAACTTTACTTCTAGTATTTCTAGCAAAGTATTCAACGTTATCTGTAAATTGATGCCAATCCATTCCGTCTCTACTATATTCTGCTTGTATACCTGTACTTTCTGCGCTAGTATACAATGTAAATTCTTTAATACTTTTAGTATCTTCTAGTTGTTTAATTAACTGTGTAAATTCTTCCCAAAGTCCTTTAGGCGGACATCCATTAGTATTAATAGCAAATTTAAGTTTAGGCTGTGGATTATCTATTAAGTATTGAATCACTTTCTTAGTATGTTTACTAAGGAGAGGTTCACCGCCTGTAATTCTAAAAGTAGTCATATGTTTTACTGCTTCTGGAAACCATTTCCAAAATGCTTCAATATAAGGATTTTCTTCACGCTCAGGAATAGGTTGTTCATCAGGGTTAATTACATTATATTGCCAGGTCTTTATATCATACGGCCCTTTGGCTTTTACTTCTTCTGTCCACTTACTACTAAATGGCGGACCGCAATACGCACATTTAAAATTACATACATTTCCAAAACTAACTTCTACAAAACGAGGATAAAAATCTTCATCTCCGGTTGATGTTGATATTGTATCAAAGTCTGGCCAACTAAACAAATCTCCGCTTTTATAGACTCTATCACTAAAGTTATCTGTGTTATCTTCAATGCGCCAACAGTAATCACATTCTCCTGGACGTTCACCATTAAGCATCTGCTTTCTAGTTTGTTTTTTAAAGCCTGTATTATGTAGTGCGTTAGGATTATTTTTTAATTCTTCTAAATCAATCTTATGTGCTTTAACATGATGACAACTATGATTGATACCACTACCTAAATGAATAGTAACTTGTGTCCATTTAGCAAGGCAAAAGCCGCAACCAACACTATCTAGTTTGTCTTTTACAATAATAGGATTTTCCGGAGTTTTCATCTTATTTGTGGTCCTTGGTAAACAGTTTTAAAAAATTCGCTCTGCTCTTGAGTAAAAGGTTGTATAGCGATAGGACATTCTAATTCATTAATAATCCTAGAACCGCTAATAAAAATTTCATCAGTTAATACCTCTGGCGGCATTTCATCTCTATTTGCCCATACTTCATTTAGTTCATTAAAATCTCTTACTTTAATATAGTCCCAATCGTCTAACATTGTTGCTATTAGTCCTTCACGTGCGCCAAGTATAGCCCAGTCACCGTTAGTTACATCACTACCTACCATCATCCATACATATAGCATGTGTAAATTTTTATAATGATTCCTTGTAAAAAAATCTTCTTTAGAAATACGTTCACCTCTATCTAATGATAACTTTACACCTTCACGGAAGCCTGCTCTCCATGCTTGATAAGGAGTTGCGTTATTATGTGTAGTACTAAATACATCTCTTACTTGTATATACTCAGCATCCCAACAAAAATCTACTTGTGCGTGTGGATTATCCGGACTTGCGTTTTCATGTGTACGCATATTTAAGACATATTCTTTTGGCCAGCATTTAAGTCCGCCGTTGCCGTATGTAAGTCCATTGATAATATTTTTGCCACACCAACTAATTACACACTTTGACATATCTGATTGTCCAAGATCAATAGTTTGATTTAAAAATTTTTGATCAATAGTGTTATCGCCGTCAACAGTGATAAATCTATCAGTTTCACTTTGTTCAGCACATATTTTATGGGCGGCATCACTACCATGTACTCCGTGTACACGTTTTGCCCACGGCACTTTACTTAATAGGTCGGCATAATTTTCTTCAGCGTTTGGTTCATCATAACTTAAATAAATTATATCTAATTCTGCTATTTTTAATTTCATCATAATTCCTTGTACATACACGTTGCCATGTCACTACTGGCATATACACTATACACGCCGTCTACATTAACTGTTGCTTCTTTTGGATTAGCAATATTAAATGTAACCATATCATATAGTACATGTGGATCACCTTTTTTTGTAAAACTAAAAGTAATCTCTTTTTGTAAATCTACATTTGTAGTCTTCATAGTATCTATTAACTCGATACCTGTACTAATATAACATCTTTTAGCCTTTTTGTCAACCGTTAAAAGCAAATCATACATAACTAATTCATCTACAGGCTGTAATTCTGTAAATTGAGATTCATTTTCAATATAGATGTTCTTTTTTAGTACAAATTTCTTTTCAGTTCGATTATATGCTACAATATAATCAGTCATTTTCTCTTTAAAGGATTTAATAGGCTCAATTTCTTCCTCAGTAACTTGTATATACTGATGTCCTTCTTCAATACTAGGACCTATACTAAAAATTTCTCCGGTTTTTTGATCAAAACAAATATACTGTGGAGTATCTACTTTTACATGTAACATAAAGCCTCCTCGCAAAAACTATTTTCGGTATAATGAAAAAGACCGTGTTGTTTATAGTTTCCAATTTTTAATTCATCATTGATATAATATGGAACAGTGTCAGTCCAACTATCTGTTGAATCTTCCCACCCTTGTACTTTACTTTTCATATGTACAAATGAGGCAGATGTGTATGTGTAGTTCTGTATTCCGTTATGTAATAAAGCAATTGAATGGTTTACATCCATACTACTTAAACCAGGTAGTTGCTTAGGAGCATATATTTTGTAAAAGTCTTTATAATTTTCGCATATATTATTAAGTGTTTTATAATATTTTAATGCTGTATTATCTTTTTTAAAGTAATGAAACGCACAGTAAATATTAGGTAAATTATTTGCTGTAAAAACTTTTCTATAATAATTATTTGTTATAATGTTATTTCTATAGTCTCTTACATTGCTAACAAACCCTATACTATTTTGTGCGAAGTATTTCCACCAATGTGAAACATCTGTTAAAAATATCATATCAGTATCTAATACAACTGTTTCATCATAGGGTGTTAAATGAAACACTTTCCAGCGATGTTCTGTTTTATAAAAACTCCTTGCTTCTTTATCATGCCAAGGTACTTCTATAATTTTATCAAAAACAGATTTATATTCTTCTGGAACTACATCACTTGTTACTAAAGATACATTTTTAATAGATTGTGTAGCAATAATACTTTTAGCACACAAGTATGCTTGCTTTACATAGTCATCACCCATTGCTACCATAATATATCCCTTAGTCATTTATAAGTTCTCCTAAACTAAACTTATTCATAACATGTACATTACAATTATTAGTTGATGCTAGTATATACTCACCTGTATATTTTTCCTTTTCTACTAAAAATGTAAGTGAAGTATCATTAATTGTTTTAATAATATCTTTATCTAGTGTATAAAACATTTTGCCTGGTAAAATTTTTGCCCAGTCACCGTCTATAAATCCATTCATCATATGTATAGCAATACTAAACACATGATCATTCCTAAAATTCCTACTACCTAAATTATATACTTGTTCGTAATGCTTCCAATTATCTACTAAATGTTGTAGTAAATTAAAAAATGTCTTTGTTTCGTGTGTCTTTGTAAAACAAAAACAAGTTGCCCAATAAAATGGAATACCAGTATCGTTAATATAATCGAACTCTTTATAGTTTCGCCATTCGCATAAATCAACACCGTCTTTATAAATTTGAAAGTCATGTACACTATCAAACGCATGTTTAAAAGAATCATTACAGATAATATAATCTGTATCAAGAACAAGAGTAGTATCATACGGAGACAGATCGTAACTGTTTACTCTATCATTATTTTTGAATGATAACTGTTGATGATGTAAAGAACCGTTATAGTAACGCTTCACGTTATTATTGTCATCAGCTATTTCAATTACTTTATCAAATACATTAGTATCTTGTAATTCACTAATTGTAGATGTTACTAGAGTTGTTGGTAAGTTTAAATACTTGCGTACACGTTTAGCTAATTCTATTGCTTGCTTGATATAATCAACTTTTCCGTTATTATGAGCAAAGCATAAAACACCATTAGACATGTACCAAACCTTCTACACTACGATTTTTGCTAATCTCTTTATAACTTGTAAGATACTTGTTTGTAGCATCAGCATACTTTTGATGAGCTAAAGTTGTAAAGTCTTCTAAGTCGTCAATTTGAATAGGAGTATTATTGTCATCGATTAACACAGTGTTTGGTGTCTTTAACATATGACAGAAAGTTAATACTTCTTTTGTAATACTAAACTTCCCACCTTTGTAATATAAAATAAGATCACCGTGATAAGTTTCAAGAAGTATACGCTTCTGAGAGTTAAGGGTAGCAGTAAAATTTGAGAAGTCTAGTGCTTTCTCTAATTTTTCGTCCATAGTTATACTCCTAGTTTATAGTATAACTATTTACTCTTAGAGGTTGTTTGTAGTACTGAAAGTTGGCGCTGTAATATTAACGCTATTTGAGTTATTAGGTCTATTTTGCTGTGCTGTACTAGTTGTAGTTGCTGTAACTGCTTCGTCAAAGTTTGGATTAGGACCTTTATCTTCATTAAATGTAATTCTAAATGTTAACACATTACCGTTCTTTTTTGCTTCAATTAAATAGTCATTAGCCGAATATGCTGATGCTGTTTTATTAAAGATTGTTGTATAACCTGTTGGTAAATTTGAATACCCGTAACTAGTTCCTACTGAACCGTTTGATGTAGTTGATCTTTTAAATTGTACTGTACCAACACTATTCATTAAATTACGCCAGTCATTGTTAATGGTTGAATTACCACTACCAATAGTTCCGCTTAAATTAATAGTTCCACCTGCGTTAAAATATACACGCATATGATTTTCGCCACTTACTGTTGTAGTACTACCGTCGCCGTTAGTTACAGAATATCCACCGAAAGTAACAGTAAAAATATGATTAATATCTGTTGACCAGCTTGCTGTTCTTTGACTGCTTGTGCCTGACTGTAAACCTAATTGGTTTGCGGCCGCAGTTAATCTAGATGCTTGAGCTGTAATGCTTAATGCTTCGTATTGAGCATAGCCTTCTTTGTTAGTTGAATTTGAATCTAAAATAGTATCGCCAACACTAGGAACTGCTACCTCTGTTGGGACTGAACCTGTTTGGTGTAACCTACACTTTGTCATATCAGAAGATAGGTTTGACATATCTGAGGCGGTTACTGTTGCTCCAACTGCTACTGTACTACTAGTTACTGCTTGCCCGTAACCTTCGTCACCGGATCCTAGTCCTAGTACTCCTGCTATTCTTGCTCTAATATTATTGTACCGCGCCGCGGTGATTGTATCGCCTACTGCCATAATGCTTCCTTTTTAATACTTATACTTTAAGTACACACTCAATTAACTTTTCTGACTCGTCGTCACTAGCCTCTAGTGCAATACCAACTAAACCTGTTGACGCAATCGTTGAACATACGCCATCTTCCCAAGCGTAAACTGGATCACCTTTTGCTACAACACCTTTTACTCTTACTGGAACACGACCTTTAAGTCCAATTGCCTGTCCATCACAGTCGCTATTCATTAAGTATGCTGGTTCTGCAGATATAACACCAATACAATGACTACTTGTTTTTGCCGCTGTTGTTTCAGCTTCTCCACCTACACACATTGCTGTACCTGTTGGATAGTCTTGATCAGTTGTATAAACTTCTGCCAAGTCAGCATATCTAGCACTTGTTGAAATACCATTGAATACATTTGCTGACAAATTACCACTTGAGTCACGTACTGCTACTGTATTATTAGTAGGGTTAACATCACCTGTTCTATAATTTGATCCGACTTGTAAGTTAGTAGCATTAGTTGCCAAACCATTAAACGATGTAGCATATATATTTCTAAACTTAATTGAACTACTACCAATATCATATGTTGTAGTTGCTGTTGGCATTAATCCATCTGATGAAATATGGAATGGTTCTGTTGTTACAAACCCACTAGACTTAACTTTAAATCTAATTTTTTGTCCTACAGTGTTTTCAATAATACCTTCATTGCCTGCGCCAGCTGTATCAATGTAAACCTTTAAATCGTTTGCCGCACCAACTGTAAATCCAGCGTCGGAAAATCTAACAATATCACCAAATGAACTTTCTTGTCCTGGTGTATTTTGTACAAAGTTTGCCGCAAGTACGCCGCCTAATGCTTCAGCATTAGTTGCTGTACCGTGGAATCTATGCGCTGATGCTGTAACACCATTTGTACCTGATGTTGTATTTCTTAGTGTAACACCTTGTCTAATTACATCATAGCCAGTAATTACGTTAGCAGGGTCTGTTTGGTCAATAGTAAATTCTGCGTTACTTACAATAAACACAACTCCGTCATCAACAGTACCTTTAATAATTGTTCTGTTATTTTGTGAAGTATCTCTTACTTGTGCTGTAACCATAGCACTAACTGTTTCACCTATAGACTGTGGACCAATTAGGACAAATCCGCCGTCTTCGTTTTGTGCGTATAGTTGGTTATTGCCACTATCCCACCAAAAATCACCAGTAGTTAATCCTACCGGTTGTGTAGTAGCTACTTCAGCACCACCTGTTGTTCTAAATTTTGTTCCGTCATAAAACTTTAGTTTTTTCACCGAGCTATCAAACCAAATCTGTCCTGATAAAGGATTAGCTGGTGAATTGCCACTGGAAAAACTTTCCATCAAATGTACAAAGTTTTCGTTTTGGATTTCACCATAACCAGCATAATTCTTACCTACTAGCTTAATAGTAGTGCTTTGGTCAATGGTGCCATCTTCAACTGTGGTTAACTGTTGTCCATTTGTTAAATTGATTACATATGCCATTTAAATAAACCCCTAATTGTGTTATATGTATTTATACCAAAGCGCCCGGAGTCAAGTCTTCAACATATGTCCAAGCTCCGCCAATGATTCTAAATAGTTTAAGTGTTCGTGTTACTGTCGAAGAAATCGAACCTGTTGTGTCATTAAATACAGCACTTTGTATAACGCTTATCGACCCATCGTCGTTACCATCGTTATCTAATTGCTGTACTAAAGTGTTTGATGCGTTAAACGCTGTATTCAAAGAAGCACCTGTTAGTGTAGCTGTAGCACCTGTTGTGGTTGTACAGTGTATTCTAGCTTCAGTACCGTTCTCTTTTATTGATACAGGAGCAATATCATTTACAATAGTAGCAATATTTGTATGCTGTTGAGTACTTCCTGCTGTACCTAGTCCTGTAACGTCTAATGCTAGTGATAGTACTTCTAAATTAATTTGGCTATCAACATAATTCTTTGTAGCAACATCTTGGGCACCAACAGGATCTGTTACATTTGTTATACGTTGTGTTGTAGTAAGTTCTACTGGACCTGCTACATCAAATGTTAATCCGTTTCCGCTTAAATCTGTCGATGTTGACTGTAATCTAACGCCAGTAAACGCAATATTACCAATATTTGCCGATGTTAACGCACCAATACTTGTAATACCTGGAGCGCCTGTACCGTCAATAATATCAACTCCGTTAGCTTTAATCTTTGTTCCTGGTAATAAGTTAATACTTTGATTAGTTGTCCAGGATGATGTTGATGATCTCCAAAGGAATTCTTTATTTCCTCCGGAACTTTGTACAATTAATCCTGCTTCATCAACTTGTGTGTCATTTAAAACTGTACTATCACTTGATTTAGCGAGTGTAATATTTTTATCTTCAATATTTAATTCTGTAACGTCAACACTAACTGTTTCGCCGCTTACTATTAAGTTGCCAGCTACACGTACATCTCCACCTACATCTAATGTATAAGAAGGATTATCATTATATATTCCTACTCTACTATCTTCTGCCTTAATACTAACGGCACTTTGAATACCGCTTGATGTACGTACTTGTATTGTATAGTTTTGATTTGAAACTTCGTTAAGTGCTATTACGCCTTGGCTTGTAACCTTAACAACGTGGTTATCACCTAGTCCAATAGTAAGTCCACTGTTGTTTCTTACAGCAAGTGAGCCACTAGTAGCATCATCTGAGTCACTAGCAAGGAACTGTGCCGCTGTTCTTGAAACGTTATTACTATCAACTAGTGCTGATGTTTTTGAAGCTGTACCAGCAAAAATAAAGTCATCGTCAACAACGTTAAATCCTTTAACAACATCACCTGTAAAACTTGGAATAGTATCTACGTTTTGTGGTGTAAAAGCAATTTTGCTCCATAAGCCTACAAATGTTCCACCTACCCAATATTTTACAATCGTTCTACTTGTTCCTGTGTTATCAAGAACTGTTATAACTTCAGGTCCTGACTTTCCTTGGAAAGCATTATAAATTGGTCCTGCTAATTCTAAATCTGTGCCATCAAAAAAGTAAAGTTGGTTAGCATCATTGTTAATCCACATGTCGCCCGCAACCATTACAGGTTGTTGTGGACTAACTATAGGTCCACCACCTGTAGTCCAATTAGTTCCTGTATAAACTTTCAAACGTGAAACACTAGTATCCCACCAAATTTGTCCAGCTAATGGATTTGCCGGAGCAGATGCGTTAGCAAAATTTTCAAGTATTTTAACAAAATTTTCGTTAACTGCTTCACCAAACCCTGTATATCCTCTACCTATGAGTGATAAATCTGATGATGTTGAATCTATTTGTCCATCTGCTAGGTTAACAAGTAATGCTCCACTAGTTTTATTAATTTGATATGCCATCTTAGCCCCCGACTCCCGTGTAGATAATATATTTGACTGTTAAGAACGGGTTCATAACATTAAATGGTGTTCCTAGTTCAGTAATATCAAATGTTTCAAATTCTTCTAGTCCTGTGTTACTGTTATACTGAATATTTCTTCTATTTAGAACGCCGCCGGATGAAGTACGTGCCTGACCTGCTTGCGATCCTGTTGGAGCATCATACGGAATAGTGTCAGCATCTTGCTGTACTCCACTATCATCTAGTATAACATAGAACTGAGCACCTTTTGGTGATCTTAAATCATGTTCGTGTTCTGGTAAGTTTTTAACGTCAATTGCTCTACTTTCAACACCTGATGCTAGTCCAATTGTATCAGCGTTAACATCTGATACTCTGTTAGCACTTGTGCCACCTAAGTTGTCAGCACCTAAAGCAAATCTACCTCTAAAGTCAGGTAAACCAAAATTACCTGATGTAACCTGGCTTTGATCTTTAAACTGGAATAATATAGCATTGTATAATCCCAAGTAATCTGAAATTTTTACTTCTGCTCCGTCGCATAGTAACCAACCCGCCGGCGTATTAACACCACCAAATGGTACAATAGTTCCAACTGGTATAACTGGTACACTACTAACTAGTGCCTGTTGTGAAATCTTAAACACACCTGTGTCATCACCTGAAATTCTGTTAATGATAATTTCGTCATCATTATTAGGAACTGTTACAGCTTGCTTACCAGCAATGAACGTATTACTAATTGCTGTGTTAAATGTTTTTGTAGTTCCGCCAACTTGCCCATCAAATGTAATCTGATTTGAACTTACATCACCTGATATCTCAAAAGTAGTTGCTGATGTTAATTTATTAGCATTAGTAGCACCACCTGTAACTGTACCTGTAATATTACCAATTAAGTTACCTCTAAATTCAACAGCGTGTACTGCTGACCAACGGAGTGTTGAAGATCCTAAACTATGACTCTGTGTTGCCAATGGAAGGATACTTGCTGTTGAACTTTCGCCTGCTACATTTAATTCTGTACCAACAAATAGTTTTTTAGCAATACCTACACCGCCACTAATTTTAACTGCGCCAGTACCAATACTAGCACTATCTGTTGTACCTTGTATAGTTAAGTTATCACTTGCTTGAATTGATCCTGATACATCAAGCGCCTCTGCTGGACTTAGTGTATTAATACCAACTTTTTCAGTTGAGTCAATTCTAATAACATTTTTCTGTACACCTAAATTATTAACTTTAAAGTCAATTGGTGCGCCTGATGTTAAGTTAGTAATAGCACCTGATGTACCTTGTACGTCAAATGTTACACTAGCAGTTTGTCCTACTTGTATACCTGCGTTATTACTAATAATAAGTTGTTCGTTTGATGTACTTGTAACATCATTTCTTAAAAATTTACTTGCGTCAACCTTTACTCCGTTAACAATAAGGTTTTCTGCTTTTTCACTTGTTCCTAAAAATTTACTAACACCTGATCCGCCAATGTTTAAACTTGATAAGTTTAGTCCTGGTTGTATAATTGTAAATCCTGCGATAGTTGTTTTTGGTTGGAATGTTCTTGTACTATAAATTGATACTGGTGATCCTGCGACTTCAACTTGTAGGATAGTATAAAGTACATCATCTTTACCTGTTACTACAACAGGCTTTGCTCCAGTTAATAGTCCGTCACTGTATTCTGGTCCAACTAGTGTCCATCCACTACCTGTAAAAATATACAACTGGTTGTTATCTGTATCAGACCAAAGATCACCTTGTAGTGCGTTAGAAACATCTGGTGCTGTACTTCCTTTTTTAAGTCCACTAGCATTAACCCAACCTGTACCATCGTATAGTTTTAAAGTATCAATGCCTGTTGAACTGTCATACCATAACTGTCCTTGGACTGGATTTCTTGGCGCCGCTGTATTAGCGAAATTTTCTAGTAAATTTAAAAAACTGTTTGCAATAACTGACCCATAACTAGTAGTGTTACGTCCAGGAATATCTAGACTTGTTTGCTGATTAATTGTACTATCTTCAATAGAGATAGTGCCTTTATTAGTGTCCGAGTAGTTAATTGTATATGCCATTATTCACTCAATCCTGATAAACTTTGTACACGCACAGTATAATCAATTTGAATAAGTCTATTCAAACTCTTTTGTACTGGGTGGAAAATTACATGTGTTAACAGTCTACCTTGTCCTGATGGGCTATAACTTACTAAGCCTAGTTCATCAAATACATATAAACTATCAGCGTTGGTTGCGTTATCAACAGCATCTTGCCCTGTTGGCTCACCATAGTCAAGTAAGCAACTAACAACAATATCTGTATAATTAGTGCCGCTTACGTGCCTTGATTCAATTTTATTTCTTGCTGGATCTGTGTTATTAACACTTCTATCATCAACAACTTTGATAAAAGTTTGGTTATACAAACTAGCATTAGTTCCTGTTGAGTTTGGTGTTAAGTATGTAATAATGCCTGTAGGATCAATACTAGTTCCACCATTACCAAATGCCATTTGATACACAAATCCTTCACCTGCGTTAGCTAAACTTTCAGCTAATGAAATACTCATATTCTCATAATGAATAGCATTCCGTTTATCAATAAGCACTTCGCCTGATTTAGGGTCAGTTATCTTAATATGTCCTTGGAGCATTACTCCGTTTTGTTCTTTAATAGTGTCTATCATAATTTTTTTCCTACACTGTATTTATTTGGGTAGCTCCACCTTTTCTGCCTTAAAGAAACGTGCAACCAAAGTTTCTGCGTCATTCAATGATTCTCCAGTATTTGACCATAGTGTTCCTGTTCTACGCACTATTTGTATCTTAACTCCGTCTCCGGGTTTATTTAACAAAGTTACAAATGGTGTTCTTCCATCTACGGAGAACTCTGCTGGTGAAGTAACATCAGCTTCTGGGGAATCTTGGTCTATTGTTGCGTCAAATACTTGTATAGCATTTTTACGCAATCTCTTGCCACCTACAAATATTTCAAATTCATTAACACTATTTGGAGTAAATCCTAACTCAAATACTTGTGTTGAGTTATCTCCCTCTAATTCATCTATAGTAGTGTTATCTCTGTATGGTGCTGTTTGTGTACTATCAGCATTATATATGTCACTTCCTGCTAGATGTAGTGCTTTTGCTCCTGTTCCTAGCGTGCCTCTTTGAATTTGACGTAATACGTTGCCTTGCTTAATTAGATATTCAATACGTTCGCCGTTTACAAATATAATACCTGGTATAGCACTATCTTTGTCTGGTGCGCTTAGTGTACTAGCATCTTCTAATACAATTTGTTTGTCTGTTACACTTAAATCGATTGCTAATTTAAGAGGTGCTTTGTCGCCTAAACGTTTGTAAATATTTCTATTCAATATATCTTTGAACTGACTAAATCCGAACTTTGGACTAATTGGTCCTAAAGCACTAAATTGTATAAGTTCAATTACACTATTATCTGCGAAATTAGTCTTATATCTTAGATAATTTCTGTCATCAGTTAAAGTGTAGTCTATACTAGGTGTTTGTAATACACCATCAATTGTTAACCACACATACTGAGCATCAATTGCTGTATTTCTTAGTTTTACTAATCCGCCTTGTAAACGTTTAAATTCTTTAAAGTCTTCACTGTTTGTATTAAGTACAGTTCTTGAAACAACATCATAATTGATTCTTTCAAAATCCATGCTATCATGTTTATTAAATGTATACACAGTAAATTTTTCGCCTTCTGCTGGCGCTGTTGCTAATTGTATTGTGCTACCACTATCTACCCAAACATCTTGACTATTAATACTTTGTACACTACCAAATGCGTAATCTCCGTCAGTACGTAAATAAACTTCTAATATATCGCCTTCATTACCAATACCTGGCTCAAGTTTGATACTACTATTAGATGGACGTATATTATACTGAACAGCAATATCTAATTCTTTTCCGTTTAGTAATACTAATATATCACTTGCGTCGAAAGATCCAACTGGTGTTTGCCAAATTTTAACATAATATTCTCTTGCCGCAGTAACATTAAACTGTTGGTTATATCCTGGATTTAAAATCTTATTACCTTTTTTAACAATTACATTATGACTGTTTGGTTTTGAACTGTATGGAGTTTTTGCTAAATCAAATAATCTTGTACTTCCATCACCTGTAAACTCGGTAGTTTCAATTCTACTGAAACTATCAGTTTTACTATAGATAGCATAACTAATTACACTATTATCTCTTGGTGCTGAACCAAATTCTAATGTTGCTTTAGGATCAGCATCGTCAGTACTATCATCATTTGGACTTGCTACTAGTACACTTTCAACTTCGACGCCGTCAACTGTTGCGATATAATCTAAGTCTTCAGTATATCTTGCTTTAGTAACATATTGTATAGTTGATCCATCAGCTATAATTTGTGCTTGCTCAAGAATGTTTTCGCCGTTGCCACTAATACTAACAATGTTTACTTCTGTACCTAACGCTGGCACACTAGCAAGGGTTACTATTTTATTTCTATAATCTACTGTATATTGTGACTGTGCTTGTATAATATTATTAACTGTAACAATAAGTCCATCTTTGTTTTGTGGTTGTATACCAAACGCAAATTTTGCTTCTGTGCCATCAGATCTGTAAGAGTTACTAGATAATGTGCTACCGCCTTCTGTAGGTCTGTGGTAAACTTTAATATCTACTGAATCTAATACTTGTCCAGGAACTTGTTCTTCAGGTCCTTTACTTGTTGTAGGTGTAACAAAACCATCGCCATCAATAATAATTTCTTCTGGGTTAATACCTTTTGCTGTTCCAAATGCTAAATCGCCACCTTGTAATAATGTATCATAAGATGTAGGATCCGGAATAACTGATCCGTCTGATGATTTCTTACGTACAACAACCACATCGCCACTAACAAATCTTTGTACATCCATTGTTATAGTAACTGTGCTTGTAGTTCCGTCACCTGTTAATGACTGTAATACAGCATTATCATTAGTTTGGCTTTCTGTTCCAAAGTTTGGATCATCAAGTCTTACACCGTTTAGATAAATGTTATACTCTACACCATTTTCTAATGGTGTAGTAAGTTGGAATACTTCCGTACTTCCATCTAACTGAAATATTTCATCTTCAAATGTAGTATCAAATGTATCGTATGTAGTTGTAAACCAAGCATCTGAATCCCAACCTGTGCCAGATCCAAAATCAAAACTAGTAACTTCAACTCCGCCGTAGTCAATGCCGTCTAATAATTGTCCTAGATCGTTTCCGTATTGACCTGTAGTTGGATCATAATATAGATTAATTCTATCCTGTGCTTGTAACAAGTCAGGTGACTTATTATATTTTACAGATATAGTTTGACCAAGTTTTAATGACGTTGTAAAATTAACTCTTCCAAAGTTACGTGTAAATCCTTTTGTATCATCTTTAACATTTTCAAAAGAATATTCACTTTTTAACAATTCTAATCCATCTAGTGTAACAGTAATATTAGTTGACTTTAACTGCATTGGCCATTTTAAATCTAATTGTAACTGATCTAAACTACTAGTAAATGTTTCTGTTTCAACAAGTGTTTGAAATAAGTAGGCTCCTGTAACTCTGTCAAACTTAACTCTAATATTTGAAGATTTTGCTTTACCGTTTCCAAAAATAGCACTTAGTCTAGCAGGAGAGCCACCTTCTTCAATTGAACCTATTATTGTTATTGTTGGATTAGATAAGTAACCTGATCCTGCGTTAATAATTTTAACTGAAGTTATTTTTCCGTTACCAACAAATGCTTCAGCTTTAGCGCCAGAGCCGCCGCCACCTGTAATCTGTATAATAGGAGCAATGTTGTATCCTGAGCCTGGATCAGCAATAGCAATACTTGTAATTTCAAATCCTACATTGTCAGCCCAGTGTTTTTGTGGATATTCTGTAATACGAGAATTGTCTGAAACAATTTCACCATCTACAATTTGTACACTTTGCGGTACAATTTTACCTTGTAGCTCACTGTATACCGGTGGTAAATCAAAGTCAGTAATACTGTTGTTTGAAGTTTCTAAATTTTCGTATGAACTTAGGTACTCTCTAACCTTAGTTTTATACGGTTTCATTTCTTCTACGTATTTTTCATAACTAGGAAGACTGTCATTTTTAAATGTTATTCTTTGATCTAAACTACCTACATTGTGTTTTGCTTTTACAAAACTTGTTTTAATTGCCCAGTCTACATTTAGTTGCTCTGTGAAAACATATTTTAGACTTGCGAAGAATAATTGATTCCAGTGTACTTGTAACTGATCTATAAAAATATCATTCTTAACAATATTAATAATTTTACGCATTTCTTGTACAGGTTCAGTATCATAGAATATTCTATCATAACTTGCGCCGTCAAATGCTATATTGTCACTATTAACATCATACAAGCTATCTAAGAATTCAATAGTTCCGTTCTGTCTACCAATAGTTGAATAGTTTATACTATAGTCGCTAGTATCTTCATCGGCAACTTTTTTAAGTAATAACCAGCCGCCTGTACCAACGTTATCAATTTTTACAATATCGCCAATATTATTTTCTAATCCATATAGTTGATAACTGGCATCAATATTATTATTAATAAATGTAAACTGATTGTAATCTTTAGCGTACCAATCAATATATTTCCAATATAAGTTTACATCATAACTTTGTGTAAGTGTTCTTTGATACTCTATGCCGTTCCACTGGAATACACTCCACTTACCATTAATATTTTCATCGTTTTTAACAAGTACAGCAAATTTTCTTACAGTAATACGTGCATTACTACTGTATCCTTTACCAGGATTAATAATTTCTACTGAACTAATTCTGCCTCTAGTGTCTAAACTTACGTTAAGCTCGGCACCTGTTCCTTGAGTATCTGTAATTGCGTAGGTTGGTGGATTAATATATCCTTCACCTGGATCTGTAATTAGCACATTAATAATAACACCATTTTCGATTTCTAATGTTAGTGTAGCAGGCTTAACACGAGCAATACTTACAAATCTCATTTCAGCAAATGTGTCTGCTGTTGTATCAAAAATACCTGTTGCTACTGTTGGTAGCGGATCAAACTCAGTCAACTTTGTTAAATCAAAATCGTCTACAATTAAATTATCTTTTAAAACACCATTAACTCTTTCAACAAACTGTTTACGTGCTTCTGTCTTATTTATAAACCAACTTTGTCTTGGCTGATTTAGAGAACCGTATTTTTGGTTAGTTGGAAGGTTAATATCCGGAACAGGACGTTCGTTTGTGTCAAAGCCAACTAAACTATCAAACCATTTTTGTTCAATTACTCTATTTGGAATACTTGTTTCCAATCCATCAGTTATAATTTGATATTGATTGTGTGTATTCTGTTCTTGGTTATCAATAGTCCACCAATTGAAACTTATTGCTACGTCTTTGTCTTGTATAAGGCTTTCACAGTTGAATAACGCAAAACGCTGATTGCTTAACATAGCAACAAATCTATATCCAATCGAAGCTGGATCTGAAATATATGTAGCAACATCGAATCCAGTAACACTTCTATTTTCTACTGACGGAAGTGTACGCTTGTTCTTAACCCAATAGTAATAAAAATTAGCAAATGTACCCGAAGCACTATTGTATTTTCTACGTTTAGAATAAACACTATCTCCGTATTTTGTTGTACCACTTATCCCATCAACAAGTCCTGATTCAGATCCTTGTTGTGCGTCCCATTCGCTTGGTAGCAATGTTGACTCTACCCATTCGTAAATATCAACTGTTGTACCTTGGAATAGTTTATTAAAATTATTAGTACCTTCTGTAATGTCGCCTTGATGATGATTAATAAATCTAGCACTATCAATATCCCACCATAACTTACCAATCCAAGTATCACTTGTGTAGTCTAAATCATGTGTTTGTATATTAGCATCTGTACTTACATTGTATCTACAAGGGTCATAACTGGTTTTAAAACTAATCTCTTGTTCTGCTGGTCCAGCAATTTTTCCTTGTATAGGATCAATGTAATCAATATATGATACTAAAGTATTATCTACAGTATTATAAAGGAATACACCTTTGAATTTTTCTGTGTCAGCTGGAATTACAGGACTTCTAGCAATATCCCAGGCTTTAGAATTTAATGGTTTTCTGTATTCAGCAACAACTCCTCTATCTTGTACTCCATTAGTGATAGTGGTTTGCTTAGGCAATCCAACATATACATGGTTATTTTTAACTTTTAAAATACTACCAAAATCTTCAGTGTCTACGTTATAGCTAAAGTCTTGTCCGTATAATAAACTATCATTAATAGATTCGTATATACTAACTAATCCGCTATTGTTATCCGTAGTTAAGAATTCAGTATTTCCTCTGTCAAAGGATGTAAAAGTATCAAAAGTTGTTTGAGTTTGTATATCTCCGCCTTTGGCTGTAATAGCAAGAGTAGCACCGTCAAAGTCTAACTTACTACCAAATCTAGTATTTGGTGTTGCGTCTTTTGGTCTAATAGTTTGTTTATATACAAAAGTATCTCCGCTCTGTACATATACATACACTGCTCCATTTGACCTACTTGTATCGCTATTAAATGAAGCACCAATAGCAATTTTCTTGCCGTCGGCACTAATTGCTATATCTTCTCCAAAATGTTCTGTAAGATCTGATGGTTCAAGTATTTGACTATAAACGTATTGATCTTCAAATTTTCTATATATAACAACCTTAGTATTTGGCACAGCACTATCTTGTGTGTTTAGGTATCTAGCAGTGGTAATTAATACACTACCATCAGTGCTTACATCAAATGATTCGCCTACTTCTTCTAAGTATAACTGATCAACTGTACTTTCAGTAATACTAAAGTTAGTATCATTTGGTACATAACCTAGTAAGTCAATTCCACTATTAACCTGCTCCCATAATAAAGGATTAAACACTCCTGGAACAATATTACTTTTTGATTCATACACTGCTTCGCCGAATTTAACATATTCACCCTGTACATATGACGCTGATGATCTATGTAATCCTCTATATAACGGTTCGCTACCAATAGTCCAATTTTCTGTTGGTGTTTTATCAACGAAGAATATCTTACCATTGTTTACTTCAGTGCCATCACCTTTAGCATGAATATATAATCTGTAGTTTTCTCCTGTTTGAGAAAATTTAAGTTGATTACCTAGTCTGCGATTGTTTTCACTCTTTGGTAAAGTATAGTAACTTAATAATTGGTATGTTAATCCTTTTTTCTCGTATACAGCAAACGCTCCTTCGTTAGTAAATCCGCTTTCTGTACCTTCAGGTGATAATGGAAGATTATAAGTTCTTGTCCAATCTAAATTTAAAGCACTTGGAGGAGTAGCTAATTCAAAAATTCCGCTAACTGTAGCACTTTGATATAAGAAATATTCTAATGCTTGTAATGTATTAGTAGTTGGAATAGAAATATTTGTTTGCTTGTCAATAACTATTAACGGTCCTGAAATACTATTTTCATGATGTACTGCGTTAATTGGACCAATTGTTCTTAGTGTACTATCATTTTCAACAAATGTAGCATTAGAGTTAACTCCATAATCACTACCTACTGACATTGTTCCAGTTTTATTCTTAAAGAATATTCTTACAACACCAAAATCTCTTTTAATATATACAATTTCTGCTGACTCACCTGAGGCGCTATCAGTAATTGTGTTACCTACTAATGGAATAAAAGGATCACCTTGTAGATTAAAGTTTGTTAATCTTACATCCATAAATCCGTTCCATATATCAGCAACAGTGTGTTCAGTATCGTTAATATATGTAAAGTCTAAATTAATAGCACTTGGATTTTGTACAATCCCGTTTACTGTTATATTATTAAGCCAGACTCTAAGTTTATCACCAACTGTAGTGTTTGCTCCAGCAACAGCTTCTGATCTTATAAACCATTTACTATCAATTCTGTCAATTAGTGTTGATCCTTCAGTGTGTGATAATGTACCAATCAAAGAAGGTTGTGTTGGTTTACTAATGTCTTGTTGTAATTGTACATCTAAGATATTTGTAAAGTCTGGAGTTGGTGTTACAAAGTCGTTCTCTACTTTGATAGTTTGAATAACAAGTTGAGGATCTGTTTCTTCTAACTCTGTTGTGTTAAATAAAGAACCTACATCAATCTTCCACCAACCGTTATGATATGTATCATCAGTTTTTAATATAACTTGATAATCACCAACTGTAACATTATTTTGTGTAAGCACTCCGGACTCAGTAAATGTACCATTAATATCGTTAATGTATACTGCCATTTGGTTGTCGTCGTTTACTTTTCTGTAAACAACTGTAGCTTTTCCTGTATCAGTTTGTACTATACTACCAACATCTGGAACACTTAACGAACTTTCAATTTGTAATACTTTTTGTACTTTTGCTGTAATAGTATGTTCACCATTTATAAATGATTCAGTTAATACTGGATCGCTATTAAATGGATCTCTACCTGAAAGATTGCCTGTAGTATATCTATTCCATTTTAAGAATAATCTATCTCCGGCTTTAGTTCCTTCAAACTGTTCTTGTTCAGCTCTAATCAAAATATGATCAGTTGCTACATCAGTACCTAGGCCGTAATCACCTCTTGCCATAAACACTGTTTCTGGGTATTCATTAGCAAAGCTATCATAAGTTCCGTCTAAACTCTGTTGGTTACTTGATGATGCTGGGAATAACTGTATACTATCGCCTTCAATAGTACGTTTAGCTTTCCATAATTGTTCATCATATAATACAACATCACCGGCAACATAATTTACTAAACTATTATACTCGCCTTTTAGTTTACTTTTTAAATTTCCGGCATTTGGTGATCCAATAGCAAGATATTTGTTGTCACCGGATATTGCTACACTTGTGCCAAAGCCGCCATTTTGATCATATAAAAATGCTTGTTCGTCAATTTGCTGTAAGTATCCAAAATCTGTATTGTCGCTTGGGCGAGCATATATGTATACCGAACCGTTAAGATCTTTAGGCGCACTAATTGCTATAGTATTGTTATTATCACTAATAGCAAAATCTGCTCCGAAATCTTTTTGTGTACTGTCTAACAATCCTGCTAATGTATTTTTAATATCTGTCTTTAACTCAAACACTTGCTTATTTTTAAGCACTGTCCATTTGCCGCTATCGTCATCATCAATCCAGATAGTATCGTTGTACTGTTTATTATCTGAATCTGTACTAAATTGCTTACTACTTTTAATAATGTCATTAGCTGTAGCTATATTAGGTAATCTATAATTGGTAAATTGTGTTAGGTATCCGTTAGCAGAATCAATAGCAGTAATACTGTCTGTTGTTTTAAGTGTTAATACATTTAAATTAATAGATTCAATTTCATAAAAACCATCAACGTCTGTATCAATATCATGTACACCAATTATATCACCGACAGATGCCTCTGCTATAGTGTCTAATGTAATAGTGAAGGAATCTGTATCACTATCTGATATACTTGTAATTTTATTACTACTTTCTACATGCTTATACACTGCCCATGTTGTTTGTGTTTTTGAATTTGCTGTCCATACATAACTATTAGCTGGAATTTCTGTTAATGTTTTATCAACAATACTTGAATATGTTAGTAGTTGTACAGTTACATCATTTGGGTTTACATAACCAGCAGTTTTAGTATAACTGTTGGCATCATTAAAATATTTTATAGGTAACGGTTTATGATCATAATTTTTTGACTTTGTTAAAATATCATTTTGTGTAAGTCTATAAATTAAACTTGTATCTTGAGGATCAATAGCGTCAACTAATTCAACCTTCTGTGGTTCTTGTCTATATTTTTCTTCGTCTAATTTAAATTCAAATTGGTCATCACCTGTAGTAGCACCATAACGTCCTACACGTATTGCCCATTCTTCATAAAATTCTAAACTATCTTTACTTGCGCTTCCTAGTTTATCAAATAATTTTGTAAGAACATTCTTTGTTCCTTTATCTTGAATTGCGCCTTGGAAGAATTTAAACTGACTTACGTCATCATTAATAATATTTTCTAAGTAAGTTCTATTCTGATATCCAATTAAGTGCTGTGCTAGTCTTTGTTGATCAGCATCAAAATTATCTGAATCAAGATCGTAAAAATCTAAGAATTGTTTTGCTTTATAATCCCAGTTAGGCAATAATCCTTGTTTTGGAGCACCGTCTAATCTTACAAAATTTGAATCTACAAAAAATTGTGTTCCGCTGACATCCTCTTTAGTAACATAATAAAACTGTTTGTGCTTAACTAATGTACCAATTGGGTAATCTTGGTACTCTTGCCATTCATAAATTTTAGCATCATCAAATATAAAGCCTGGTACATTAAATGATCCGTTCCAATTATCACTTCTATAGCCGCTTACTTTAATACGTTCTTGTCTATAACCTTGTGGTCTGTTATAGATAACATCGCCAAATACAGTTCTATTATCTAAAATAACTACGTGTTCATGCTGTACTGTAGGAATCTTTAAACTATAAATTCCTTCTTCAGTATTTTTAACATAAAGTCCAAATGAGTTTGAATTGTCTCTTTCTGTTGTAGCAAAGTCTGCTAATAAACGTTTACCGTCTGACGAAAGTAGACTATAATCATAAAAGTTATTGTAAATGTCATCTACTACTTTAAATTCTTCGTTAAATTCAATTTGTTGGGCACTCGGACTTACTGTAAGAATAGTTCCACTATCCCAGTTTTGTGTTGTCCAATACAAGTATTCTTTTGCTGATAGATCCCAGTTTTCAATTTCTTCTAAATCTTGGTTAAATCTTTCAAATATAAAACCTTTAGTTTGTAGGTATCGACCATAACCTCTTATAAAGTCAACAACTTCTTGTTTTTCTCTATAAAGTGTTCCGTATGGAACATCTACTACATTTCTTAGGTCCCAATTTTTACTAAACATTGCCGCCGCTCCACCTTCTTGAGGTAATTCAGCTAATTTTTGGAACTTATCGTTATCAAATCCATCACTACTATTATGACCTACTTTAACTCTAAAGTAAGTTCCGCTATTTTCAACAATTTGACCAACTTCATAAAACTTACCACTGTCCCAAGTAAGGAAAGGTTCACTAGTTCCGCCAATATTAATTAGAGGATCATTATTTTTTCTAATAGGAGCATATGTTTTAAATGTAGGTCTTTCTTTATCATAACCTTTAACAATATATCCTGCTGGAACAACTTCAATTATAATACCACTATAAGAATAAACATCAATAGGCGTACTTTTTACTAAGTGTATTTTATAATTTTCTTCTGGTACAAAAACATTTCCTTCATTAGTAGGTGTTCTTGAATCTAATATTAATCTAAATTTGTCTTGTTGTGTAAATCCGCCAATCTTAGCTGATATTTTATTTTGTAAGTTTTTAAGATTAGTCTGATACGTACCAAATTGGATAGTTTCGTTCTGTGCTAAGTATCCTTGAATATAATTTACAATACCCGAAGTAAAAATTCTTGTTGTATCAGTAGTATTATTAGGAAATACTAACTTTGATAGTTCAATATTTTTACTAGTATCAGTATACACTAGTTGATCTGCTTCATTTCTTTTAATTCTACTTCTATCAAATGCTAGACCAAAGAACTGTGCTGGTTGATGTAGTGCCCAGGTTTTCATTAAACTAAACGGATAATGTGAACTGTTACGCCAAGCCGCTTCAATAGGAGCTTCGTCACCAAATACAAAAGGTTCATTATAACTAGAATCAACACCATACCTAGCAATACCACAATTAGCAGGATCTAATAAGTATCCTTGATCGTCAACCGGAATATAGTTAATGATATTATTGTTAATAAACTTATTTCTATATTTTATTTTTTCACCTGGTTCACGAACAATACCTTTTGATAGATCTTCCCAAAGTATTAAATTATTACGTGTGTAAGGTGCTTCACCATAAACTGTATCAAACCAATTAGGTTTAATTTTAAATCCTAAAACTTCCCAAGGATGACTGTGAGGTCTATCTGTGTTATAGAAATCTTTGTAAATTGCTCTCCAAAATCCCGGCAAGGGTAAATTGTCGATATCAGCAAATTTAGAATAGTTAAAAGTAAACCCGTTTGTACGATCAAATACTGTGTTAGTACTATAGTCCGGATTACCAACTGTTTCTAACCAAGAATTAAAATCACTAATAAGTGTATCTGTAATAGTGTATCTACTAAATCCTGTTTTGCGAGATTTTGTTTCAACAAAGTCTGCAATATCTAAAATTGACTCGTCATAAGGTTGTTTTAAGTTATTATAAATTCTTTTTTCAATATCTAATATTAGATGATCTCTAAAGTCTCCAAAGCATACCCATTTAGATCCATCATGACCTTGTATGATTGGTTTAGCCATTGGCCATTCGTCATATGCTACTGAGTTAGATGTAGCATGGCTCATATTACTATTTGGCATATAGAATACTTTATTATATCCGGCAAACGTATGTATATGTGCTAATCCACTTCCGCCAGTGCCAACGTCGGCAGCCTGTGCGGCTGTTTCAGATGTGTATAACGGATCGAACCAACCTAGTTTACCTTTATAAGACATTGTTGTTTCTTCGTCAATGCCATAAATTTTATAAGGACCTTCTGATTCTGGAACAACACTAATATAAGTATCGTCTAACATTACCTTTGGCTCAAACTTAGGATATAATCCTAACTTAGTAGGTGTTGGCGGAACCCAACAACCGTCTGTTGATTCAAATTCATAAACTTCTAATATATCGTTAGCAACTACAGGAATGCTTAATGTTAAAAATCCAGTAGTAGTTATAGTATAGTCTTGGTCTTTTATTAATTGTGTTCCGTTAAGATATGGCAATACCGACTGATTACCTAATTTTGTAAAATCAATTCCTCTAGTTAAACTAAAAATTGTTTCTGAACTATCGTTAATAATATGTTTTGTCATATTAGATGCTTTATGTCCAAACATGTCACTAAAGAAAAACGGATCTGTTGATGTTTTTGTAAAGTTTAATTCGTCTAATACTTTATCAACATGCTGTTTTATTTCACCGTCATAACCTAATTCATTAGCTATACGTAAAAATTCTCTTTTAAATTTAATGTACTCAAGCCCGGCAAATTTTATTGCGTCAATTGAGTTATAATCTTTTTGTGTTAGATTGAATAGTGCTAAATTTATTGGACCACTATGTTTAACAAATTTTAAACCAAACTTACTTACGTTACCTAAATCTCTTAGATTGCTTACACCTGGAAAAATTCCATCAAAGTTTTCTGTATTATCAATAATACTATCTACATGATCTAAAACTTCGCCTAGTGTAAAGTCAATTACATTTTCGTTCATAGGATTTTTTTCCATATTAGCTGGAAATTCATAAAATCCTGTTTCTGTTTTATTTGCTTTAGAAAATACTTTAATTACTAGTTTATCACCTGCTGTTAAGTCTTTAGCAAAAGTTACATACTTGTAATTGTTTGTTGTTGTTAAAGTGTAAATCGGATCTTTAACTCTGTCGTTGTTAAGATAAACTTTTACTTTTAAATCTGTAAGACTAGCACTATTTTCAAACATATCAATAATAAAGTTATTAAGTCTTGGTCCAACAGTAGGTTGATCAATTACCCATTGTTCAGATTTTCTATCACCTTTTGTCCATCCTCCCGGACTTGTATATGTGTCTATTGATACATATTTTCTAAGTAATGCTGTATCAGTACTTGCTGTAATTGTATTTGCTATTTCATCGTATCGATAAGTGTCTGCTAATAAATTAAAATCAAAAACAATATCACCACTATTTTCGATAGTTCTGTAACTTAACGGAAATCCTAATTCTGTGTCATTAGACCCTGTACCAACTTTATAACTAAACAATTTGTTTCCAACAAATGTACTTGAGTCTAGTGTAGATAGTGCGATACCCTGATCGTTATATAAATCAAATAATGGTGCTTGGTTTAATCCTGTTTTGTCTTGTGACTGTTTCCAAGATGTTCCATCATAATAAAACATTTTACCTTTGTAAGTTGAACCAGATTTAATAAACACTGTTTCATTTGTTAATGGTGTAGTGTCTGTAGTTTCTTTTAAAGTAATTTGATTATTTCCATTAATGGTTATAAAAGCAACTTGATATATTTTACCAAAAACAAAACTGTCTTTGTCTGCTGTAAACAACACACGCTGTCCTGCTACTAAATCTGTACCGTCTACAAAGTATCCTGATTGTCCTTCGATATTAGAAAATACATCAGTAGTTACTGTATCAATTAGATCAACACTTTGTTTAGCACTAGTACCATTGTTATACAATTTAAGTCCAGCTTCAAATTCAATAATAGGTCTTGTTGCTCTATAATTTAAATCTAAACTTGTTGGGGTATTATTAATAATTGCTGTTGTTTCAATAATGCTTTTATGAGTCCATCTATTATAACGTGCCCATTGATTCTTATCCGGTGATGCTTTATTAATACAAATATAATCTTTTTCACTAGCATATGACGTAGCATTATCAAAAGGCAATGTACTAAATCCTGCTTCGTCAAATTCAGTAGCATTATCTAATAGGTAATCTGCTGTAATAAGAACGTCTTGTTCTGAAACTAATTTAATATTATCGCCAACACCTTCAACATACCAATTACCTTCACTGTATTTTTCAGGTGTTATTTTTCCGTAAAACTTTATCTTCATGCCATTAGATAAATTGTATCCATTTTGCATAGTATAAGATTTTTTATCAAGAATATTATTAACATCTAGTTCTGTATTATCTCTAATATCTTTAATAACAATTAATCCAGATGCTTCAATATCATTTTCATTTACGTAGTATAGATAATCTGGTGATTCTAATCCAACAGTAAATACAATTTGTCCATTTTCAACTTTTTGTTGACTTACTCCTTCATTATATAATGTAGTGTCGTCATCAACTGTTTTACTTGTTCTAATTGTAAAAGGCATATTAGGAGTAACAATATCAAAGGTATATTCTTGTCCTCTATATAATGTTAAAGTTGTATTACTATTTTGATTAACTGGATTAAAGTTGTAAGCAAAGTTATCAACATTGTCAATATAGTTTACCGGAATTGTACTTTTAATTTCTTTAGCATTACCGTATACTGCTATAGGATTAGGTCCTTGCGGTAACCAATAGTATTCTCTAAAGTTACTAAATTTGTCCCAAGTAATATGGGGTGACCAAGCATAATACTCTTGGCTATTCATAAGACTGTGATTTATATTTCCAGCATTACGTATCTGAGTACTGTTTACATAATCTCTATAGTCACGGTGTAATAATACGTTACCAAGATTATCTTCAACAATCGCCGCAGGTTCTAATTGATAGTTTACTCTGTCATCACTTATGTCAGAAACATAGTTGTCTGTTGACTTAAATGCTTTTGAATCTTTTCGACCCATAAAGCCTGTAATTTTTTCAATAGTACCTGGTTGTACCATTTGATCAATTGTACTTGATATAAACTTCTTATTGGCAACGGTTCTAAAATACCTTGGAAGTAAATCTGCACTACTTCGTTTTTTATTACCGTTAGTTGGAAGACCTGACTCGTCTTGCGCCATTCTTAGTAACCTCCGCCGCTAGATCCACTTGATCCGCTTGATCCTGAACTGCTTGAACTGCTTGAACTGCTTGAACTGCTTGAACTACTACTTACTACTGTACTAGATGTCGAAGTAGTATTTGCTGTAGTTGTAAGTGCTTGACTTTGTATACCTGTTGATGCTGTATTTGTAGCTGTAACAACGTTGCCTGTTGCCTGTATTCTACTGGCTGTAATAGCATCAATTATTTCTACATCATCTACTGTAGCATCATTAATAAAGATTTCATCGTTCTCTGACTTAATTTCAAACAAACTACCAAATCCTTGTGATGCTTGATTAGGAACAATAATTAAGTTTGCTATATCAGGTGCTGTTTCATTTACCACAAACGCAACTAGTTCTGAAAAATGGAATGTATCTCCAAAGTCCCAATTCTGTAAACTAAAGAATCTATTAATTGAATTAACAACTCTTACTTTTATTTCATTATTATTAATAACTTCGCCTGTATTTTTTACAATCTTAAATGTTGCTTGTAAATTCTCTTGAGCATTTTTACCGAACAATGCTTTATATTTTACAGGATGATAAATTATTTCATCACTAATTGATTTATAAGAATTTATACTAGATCCGTAATTTTGGAATAATGCGTCTGAACTTAATGGTAAAGGCTTAGTAGCTATTGTACCTGCTATAAATTTTCTAAATTCTACATCATATGATCTTGTAAGCATATAAACATCAATAATATTTGACGCACTAACATCAATTCTATTTGCTTCATCAGCACTATGTACATAATGGAATTTTAAATTATCACGTCCTACATATGCTTGATATTCAGTTGTTAGTACTAACAGGTTTCCTATCAAAGTTTTAAAATTTGTGTCTTTGGTAATATAGAAAATAGTGCCTTCTTCGTACTGACTATAAGCACCAATTTCCGCTTCGGTTGTAACTACTCTTATAGTATCGCCTTCAGCATAATAGTTATATTTTGTAAAGCCCTGATCACTATTTTCTTTCTTTAAGAAAATATACTTTGTGTTAGGTGATGTTAATGGATCAACTACAACATCAAATACATCAGGGTCATCAACACTACCGTCGTCATTTAAGTCGTAGAAACTAACTTCAACTTTTTTACTGTTTACGTATCCATCTGCGTTTTGGAATGTATTAACAATTTCCCAATTAACATCATTATTAAAAGCAACTAAGCTATCTGGCTTAGTATTAAAATTAAGAATACTAATTTTATCTTTTACTAATTGACCTGTAACACTATCATAAATTTTATTTTGTCCGTCAAAGTAAAAACTTAATTCTTTATCACTTTCAAATACATATCGTAAACCTCTATTAGTTACTGTATATTTCTCGCCATTAGTTTCAAACAATATTAGCCAACTTGCGTCTAATTGATTTTGAGTAACGTCACCTGTTTTACCATTACTAAACGTATCGTAAATATTCAAGTTTTCATTAATAATTACACGCCAAGTTCTTGTAGCTTGGTCATAACGTAATCCAAATGTTTTATAAGCAAAGACTTGATCAATAATTTGTGTTCTAACATCTGCTGAAATATCTTTTACAAGTTTTGGTTTAACTTCTTCAAGTATACTATTAGCAGGAACAATTTCGTTAAACACAATTGGACCTGCGCCTGTTACACTGTCAACTGCTGTACCAGCACCTGCTACGCTAATAACTTTTACCCATTTATAAGTTGATGCTCCTTTTTCAAGAGCATTACTTGTCAGGCCACCTTTGTCATTAAAATAAAATCCTGCTGGTGGTTTAAATTTAAGCAAAGCATTTGCTTCTAAATACTTTAAAGAACCTCCAGTAAATGTACCTGTTTCGTATGGTAAATCATTATTGTTCTTTAATAAGCCTGTTGATATATTTGTACTTTTTGAACTTTGTGTCCAAGTGGCATTTAAATCGCTTACAATAATCTTAGCATAGTTAGCAAAATAAAAATTATTAGTTGCTCTATTTTGTATAATTGGTAATATTGTATTTTCAATAGTACCTTCAATATCTGTTTGAGTATCAAAAGTAAAAGCACGTTTATCTGTATACTGTTCGTTATACAATACTCCGTCGCTTCCGTATAAATTTGTACTAGAGTATTTTCCAGTAACATCTTTAAGATCAAAATATCTACTAATACCGCTAGTAGTTCTGTTAACAGATTTTACTTTAACAATTTCTTGGTTAGTTGTTAACGGAACAATATTATAGTCCTCACCTGTAACCATTCTGTTTTGTGTATAATAAGTTTGCGGAGCATTTGTTCTAATACTTGCTGTAGATTCACTTGTTGTAGCATTAGTAACTTGTTCTTTAAGTTCAACGCCAATAGTCATTGTTTCAGTTGTTCCTGCTTTACTTAGGTAATCTATTGAGATTGTAATATTTGTAAGCTCTTCAGGATTAATTTTCATTGATCTGTTAGCACTTGTTCTGTAATAAGCTCTAAATGCTCCTGAAGGAATATTACCAAAAGTTCCGTCAGCAAATACTAAACTAATTTCATCGTTTTGTCTAGTTTGAACAACATAATAATTTCTAACACCTTTAACAATACTATTATAGATAGCATTATTTCCTTCAGCACTGTCAACCTGTGACCAAAGAGTGTCTTCTTGGCCTGAGTCGTTAGTTCCGTACAACCATACATCATTTTGGTTAATATTTTCTGTTTCAATAGTTAAGCGTTGATTAGCTGTTGGACTTGGAACGTTAAAGTCTGAAGAGTTTAGTTTACCCTGTCTAAAGTGTACAAAGTATCCTGTGTTATTACTTGCGTTTCCTCTACCGTCTTCTCTATATAAGAATGCTAAATTGTTTCCTGGAATAGGATTTTCTTCTCTAATAACTTTTGCCGTTACATCAATGTCAGTTGAAACAATTTCAAACTGTGTAGGTAAACCATTTACTGGTTTATTAAATGTATAAACTGGAACATCTGAGTTAGTAGCATTAAGTCTATACTGTTCAGTAGTTAGTCCATTAATTTTACTATTCTTGGACGGTCTACCAATTGTATTATTTCTAGGAAGTGCAGCATTAAGAACACGTTTAAACTGTTCTGCCCAATTACTGTTGCTTGGGTCATTCCAAATGATTGTTTGGTCTGATAAATTAAATCCGTTACTATCATTAATGTTTTCAGTTGTGCTTACTGTTTCAAATTTAAGTAATCCGTTTGCGGGTTGATTACGCTTTGCGTTGTATGATAACATACGAGCTAAACGAAGAACTGATTCTCTACGTTCAGCTAATTCTAAAAAGTTTTCTCTGGAGTTTAGATCAACTCTATAACTAATATTTTGACCTAAGAACGCAATCATATCAATGAGAGCAAGGTATTCTGATGTATCTACATAGTCGTTAAAATCTTCAGGATAGTTAGTACGAAGATAATTAATCATCGCCCTTCGTAAGGTATCAAAATCATAACTACGGAACTCTGCATTCCTGTAGCTTTGATATACTTTTTTCCAGTCTTCTGCTAAAAGCAGTCTATTTTGTCTATCTGTTGACGACATCGGCTATCCTTCTTAACTATGCTAGTATTTATGATATTTAATAATAGCAGTACTTAATTGTGTCACGATAACCCATTGGCTTTATCGAAGTTCAATTTAACGTTTTCGCTAATATTATATTGTAAATACTTTAGTGTACATTCAATTTGTATGCCAGATTCGTATTCACTAACTTGTACACCGGTTGCTGATGTCCTTGGATCGTAATTTACAATTCCAGTAACATTTTGTGCTATTGCTTCTTTAAGTTCAGTAGTTAAAGGTTCAAATAGTGCTTCCCATATAATACACCCAAATTCAGGATTTGATAATTTTTCTCCTTGACGTATATTAAAATGATTAATTAAGTCTTGCTTAATTAATGCTAAGTCATATTGCTGAAATGAAGTAGTGTCAGGATTGACTGTGCTAAACCCTCTGTAGGATTTTTGTGCCACAGGAGGTTTAGGAGCTTTTTCACCTTTAATTTTAATTTCTTTGTATAAATCTGCCATACTGTATTTACCCTATTCTATCCACCAGCAAAAACTTTATTAAATCCTGTTGCTACGCTTGTACACCCTGTAATAGCATCTCCTATACGACCGCATCCTTTGCCGTTTACAAATACTTTTGTACTTCCTGTAGTAATCGGTGCCGCGTGACTTGGGCAAGGTGCTGGTGGTAATTCATGTGAAGTGTTATTATCGCCTTGACGAGATACTCCTGTACCATCAACAAATACATCACCACTACACTCATCTCTGAGAGGAGTAGAACAGTGTGCTACATCAGCGTCTACGCTATCTCCTCTACAAACTGCGGGCACGTTCAATCTCCATTAGTTGTTGTAATTTTCCATTCCATTGTTCTATTTCTTCGTGTTGTTCTTCAGTGTGTGGCTCTGGTGGTATCTCAGGTAAAAATTCTATTACATGATC